ATCCATATCATCTAGTTGTTGCCTCTGTGCCGGATTCAAATCTGTGAGAACTGATCTTATCTTCTCATATGCACCTTCATCTATATATTTCTCTATGAGAATCTGTTGACCTCTGTCTATATGGAAGACTTTGTGCATCAATCCTCTGGTTGATTCATCTGGTTTGAAATCAACCACATTAGTTATGTCTGTGGGCGTTTTATGATAACCGTCATCCACAAACCTTGGAGCATAATCTTTTGTCAATTCTAACGCTTTATGAGCTAATTTAGCTACTATAGGACATTGAGGGGTCTCATAAAGCGTGCTGAGCGCTTTCGCTCGTAGCAATTCTCTCTTAGTTTTGAAACTACAGTTAATGAAGTGTGTGCTCCAACCAAATTTTGCCATGAACTCTATCGGGTCTCTGATTATCTCATTGGCATCTGTGGCTATAATGCCACAGAAAGATGCTTCATTAACCGACTGAAACTGCTGTATATCACAAGTCATACCCATATCAGCAAAATCCTGCTTAGTGAGAGCGCCGGAACACATGAATATTCCGTCGTCACCCTCCACATAGCCATCTATAGTATAGCCCTTCTCTTGGGCTAGAAACCTCGCCATGCACATGTTGGCCCAGCCATTACCAAGGCTGGTCCAGAGTTCACCTGACATTCTTCTGGCACGGCACCATGCCACGAGTCCTTCTCGCGTAGACATGGTATTAATACCCAGATCAGTTTTGATTATACACTTTCGAGCTTCTGGGTAATTTGAGAGCATGTGGTTAAAGAGCTCGCCAACAGAGGCAGCCTCCATCATGCAATAATCTTCATGAATAAAATGGCTTTCATATGCTGAATAATCACTGTTATGTTTAGTCATGGTCGCCTGATTTAGTCTATTGATCATAGCAGGACGATCTTTAACAGGTGTGTGTTTTATAAACCAAGACATCTTGAATACCTGTTGTTCTATGGGTTTGATATACGGTGCAGCCCAGGCTTTCCATTCGTCACATCTACTATTTATACTCCTAGCATGCTTGTACA